ATGAGCTTTAACCATAGCAACCATCGCAGCTTTAGAATCTATTGCTTTTTCTATTTCAAGCTTTTTTTCTTCCTCTTGCGCTTTTAACTCTTCTTGTATTCTTAATTCTTCTTGCTTTTTAATTTGTGCTAATTTCTCTTGTTCGCGTTGCTTTTTTAATTCTTCTTGTTTTTTCTTTTCTTCTTCTTGCTTACGAAGCTCTTCTAAGTCTTTCTTTTCTTCTTCTTTGCTAAACGTAAACGGATTCTTTGTGATAATCTTACAAAGTTCTTCAGCAGCAGACAACATTCTTCGCCGATTAATTTTCATATCAGCGCCATGATTTTTCCATCTCATATAAGTGTTATACATTTGAAAAAAACATTCACTTTCTGGCGTGTTTTCTTCAAATGGATTTGCCGGGTTTAAGTCCATTATGCAACGAGCACCATGCTCAAATAAACCGTCGTTTCCTGTTTTATATCCGTCCAGCATTTCTTTAAACAACCGGTACATTGTATTATTATATCCCATAATATTACCTCCTTAGAACAGGCCTTCAGCCCAGTCGAAATTACCGCCAAGCTGTTTTTCAGCAGCTTTCTTAGCAACTTCTTTGTCGTTTGATTTGATAATTTTGATATCGCCCATAAGCCCCATAACACCAGTATTGGGTTTACCACCGTTTTTGAGTAATGGATTAGCCGCTTGAATAATTTTAGCAGCATCTTTAGCGAATGAGTTTCCATACAGGTTTGATATAGAATCATAGTTTATTCTCTTACCTAACGCTTCTAATACAGCATTAAACCAGATATAAGCCATGTTATTTATTTTGTTTTCATCAACTTCGCCCAGGTGGGCAGCAACGGCCGCGGCCGCTTCATCTAAACTTAACGTTTCTGCGCCTGGGCTTCCTTGTTTTTTCTTGCCGCTTCTTCTTTCTCATCAATATGATTGATACGGCCGAAAATCTTTACTATTTTTTCTATCGTATCCGCATCAAGTTCATCATAATTATCTCTGACAAACGTAGAATCGTCAAATGCAGCAACAAGAAAGTCATATAATAACTGGTCTGCGTCACGTGATTCGTCAAGTAACCCTTTTCCGTAAGTTAATAGTTCATGCAACGGGATAGCTTTAATTATTCCATACGCAGACGCAGCTTTATTTCTAAAGTATTTAAGTTTGGTTGGTTTAATTTCTATTTTTTTATTATTCACAATGACGCAATTTTCTTCTATAAAGTCAGAAGGCATTTCTTCTTTTTGTGGAGACGCTTCTGGCGTTTCTTCAAGTTGTTTAGATTCTTCTAATATAATTTCAAGTTTTGGTGTTTCATCCGGCCGTTCTTTATTTAGAGCCGGTTCGTTTGGTTCTTGTTTATCTAAAATTGTTTCATTTGGTGCTTTAGTTTTAATGATGTTATTTTCTGGTAATGATTTTGCTTTACTGGGTTTTGGTATAGACATAATTCCTTCTCCCTTCAAAATAAAAAAAGGGGTACCACAATTTTATTGTGGTACCCCTGAAATACCTTAATCTATAATTTTGGTACCTTCAATAAAACCTTTAAGTTATAAATTAAGCATCCCTGCCTACGAAGGCAATGGAGTAGGTAGCCTCGTCAGGCCGCTTCGCGTCCATAGCCGCCAGTGTAAACTGGACATATGTGTTCAACGCAAGTCGTTAATTTGCGCCCGTTTTATAAAATAAAACAGCTGCATGTCGCCATGCAGATCAGACTATATCTTCATCCCCAGAGGGATGCTCTCCATTTCGAGCCACTTGGCCCTACGTCTTTCGACTAGTCGTTAGGCTTTTATGAACAGATTGTAAAATGGTATCCTTTATATGCACGATTTTGTTTTATGGCTTTTGACATATTAGAAATCATAACACCAAGCCAATCAGCAGCGTCAGACATTGAATTGAAAATTTTTCCTGTTTCAACACGCAAAACTTTCTTTCGAGAACTTTCGGCAATTTTATTAAGTTCTTCTTTTGTTGGCATATGCCGCGTTGGTTGTCCTCTGAATTTAGCTTGAGCCTTCTGTAAATTGGCTAAGTGTTCCGAGCTGAACTGTCTACCTTTTTGACTTTTAGAAATACGTTTAATTTCGTCTTCTGTATGTTTACGGCCAATAACAGTTCCCGGTTTTCCAATATGCGATTTGCTAATCTTATCTTTTACAGACTGAGGTAAACGTTCTCCTTGACCGCCTTCTTTAATGTTGTAGCCAAAATCGTCTTCTTCAGTTCTATATTGTTTAATATATTTACGTTCAAGTTCGTGAGCTTCTTCTTTAGAAACGTCTTGAGCTAAAACTTCATGGCTGAAATTTTCCCAGCCGTATTTCTGAATTGCATTCCAGAATTTTATAGAAGTTTTATATCCACTTCCATTTCCATTAAAACGTGCATGATATGGAGTTTGACATGTAATGCCAATATATTTTTTATTGTTTATGTTACATGTATGCATATAAACAGTCCACAAAACAACATCAACCTCCATATAATATTATACCATAATCTATTCAATTTAGCACGGCAAGTTATCTGATTTTATCAGACTTTCTCCGTTTAAGAGAGTTTATTTTTCGTGACATTACTGTCACGCCACCCTACAGTTATTTAAGGTGTTGGCGCTCTTGTAAGAAGCGTCGAAGCCGGGCTGCGTGGTAACACGGCACTTATACACATGTACCAGCACGTAGCCGATGATAGAGCTATCAGTACAGTCGTCGCCGGAACCATATACCGGGTACTTCATGATGGCTTCACCCATAGCAGAACTCCGGTTGTCGATGTTGGCTTCCTGAGCTTCTACAACATAGAAGTAGGAAATTGTTACATCATTGGCGATGTCACCGGCATAGAACTGAACCTTCGCAATTTCGCCACTGGTGTCCACCTTGAATTTGCCAGACACAACGCTCTGTGCAGTCTCCTCCATGCCAGCGATAGACACGGAACCAGTCACAGGAGTGTGAGCTAAATCCACCTGGTTCTGGCCATCAACAGTCAGAATCTCAGTAATGGGCATCTGATAGGACGCGTTCTTGGTGAAGTTGGTCGCATTCGTCATAACGAACAAATCAGCTTCAAACTTACCGCTCGTGATGGACATCTCAACATTTTACATTCAGTGCAAGTCGCTAATTTGCACCCGTCTTTTCAGACTGCTGCATATTACTATGCAGATTAGACTATCTCTTCACCCTATATAATAGGGGCTCTTCTTTTCGACCCGCTTGGGCCTACACCTTTCGGTTAGTCGTTACACATTCAAACAGAAATCCAATGGAGATTATTTGTTTTATGGAGTTTTCCTTTTATACATTTAATAATTGCACTTGAATCTGTATTTGTTTGTCTTCCTGCTTCGGCTGCTGATTCATATATTATTCCTGTTTCAACACAACAAACTTTTGTTTTAAAACCATTGTCATTTCCTAACATAGCTTTACGTATTTTTTCTTTAGCTTCTTCTGAAAGATTAAACGTTTTTCCAAGATGTTTTTCTCGATTCTTTTGTTTAGATTCTTCTGTATGATGTTTTCCATACATAGGAGCTCGTTCACCTTTGAATCTACAGCCTCGATTTCCACCTTCAGATATGTTATATCCATATCTATTGTCTAAAAGATTTAATTCTTTTATTAATAATCTTTCAAAATTACAAGCTTCATCTTCTGTTAAATTCGATGCAATTATTTCATGTTCAAAATTATCCCATCCATATTTTTGAATAGCAGCCCAAAAATGAGGTGTATCCGCATATCCATTTCCATATCTCCATCTTTCTTGTGGGGTTTTCTTAGAAGTAATTCCAATATACATTTTATTATTAATCTTATTAATATGACAATAAACTATCCAATGCATATTATTAATAATCATACAACCACCTGTTTCTGTTTTTAGCACGGGATTGTCCCAGAGGGATTTTCCCCGTTTAGAAGAGTATTTTTAAGTCCGCCCAAGAGATTTAGGTGGACTGTCCGGGCAGGTAAGCGACGGGGTACAGAGACCAGCCGGCGTTGATTTCAGTGTAGTTTACCTGAGGGCTGACCGTTGCATTAGTCAGTTCGTCGAAGTAGAACACACGACCGTCACAGCGCTTGATTTGATTATTCAGTTAAGGGCGTTAATCTTAACTCTGTTTGACACAGCTTTACATTACTGTAAAGAATAGACCATATCTTAATCTCATAAAATGAGATTGCTGCCGTTTCGAGCCACTTGGCTCTACTCCCTTTCGGGATGGTCGTTCGGCGTTTATATTATGACAAATAAACAAAATGATAATTATGCCAAGACTTTCTCTTTCCTGACACGACTCTCCAAATATTTTCAATGTGTGTATTAAACTTTTCAGCCGCGAGTGTAATACTATCAAATACTTCTAAAGTTTCAAGACATTGTATTTTTCTTTTCATCTTGTTGTTTATGCTTATTTTTTCTTTTGTATCATTAGACAGTGTGCGCCCCTTTAAACTTTCAGACAAGTGTCTGCAATGTTCTTTTGTTCTTTCTTTGTTATAATTTGGATTGGCTTCTCCAAACAAAATTGGGCCACCGTCTCCACCATCCGCTATATTATAACAAATGTTTCTGTTTTCATTTATTAGTTGTCGTTCTAATGTCCCTGCTTCTTCTTTTGATAATCCGTCGAATAAAACAATGTGATCAAAATTATTCCAACCATATTTTTTTATAGCGTTATAAAAAGCAGTGCATTGAACATATTGTTTTCCGGAGTTACTCCAACGTCTCTTTAAATTAGAAGTTATTCCTATATAAACTTTTCCATTAATCTTATTTATATGTTTATATACACAATACATAATTATCATTTCTTTCTCATAATAATTTAGCACGGGATTGTCCTATAAGGAGTTTCCCCGTTTAGGCAGCGTTTTTCATACATATCGCTATGTAAGGTGGCTCAAGCTTTCGCCAACCACAGGCGCGGCACGTCGGCAATGTACCCGTTAAACTCTTTAACGTAAGTAGCCATTTTACATGACCTCTTTCTTGATATATTTATAACAAACTTCGGCCGCCGAGCTTCCCCTCACGTTGGCTTTCGTCGGTTATACGATAGAGGCCTTCAATTAACCTTTGATATAATATTTATTAGCCGCCTTACATCTCGGCGGCGTTTAAGTAGTTTATCTTTACCGACAGTATTAATAAACTTTCATATATCTAAAAGCTATTGTATATCTAGCGTATCCAGTAACTCTTGTTCCCATATCCCAATCTCCAGCAGGCCAAAACCTATAACCTGTGTCCAAAAGATAGCGTTCTTGTGTCAATAATTTATGTAATCTTTCGGCGATAAGATGTGTTCGCAATCTTAACCTGTCGTCACCGATATTGTGTAACTCACTTTGTTTTACATAAATATCGAACGTTATCATATTCTTTGTAATATTAGGGACTTGAGTTTCAGAACCTTGGACATCTGAATATACTATTCTACATACTTCGTCTGTTAGAAGTGTATTTGTAAATCCAGCTCGAATAAAATATCTATCAATGAACTGAATTATACCAGTCTTAGGTG